TCGGGGAATTTCAAACTTCTCGACGTAGTTGGAAGGGGCCTCGACCGCCTCAATGATGACCTTCTATCAGTTGACAAAGCGACGAACGTTCAAACCGCAGAGTCTATAGAACAGTTAGAAGAGCTTGGTAAGCTGGTTGATGTTCAATCTAAGTCTGATGAATCTTTAGAGAAGTACCGAAGCCGCCTTCTTGGTGAGTTTCAGAATACGACCAATGAAGGCGACCTCCCCGGACTATTTGAGAACATCTCTATTCTTCTTAATATTCAGAAATCGAAGATAGAGTATCAAGATGGAACTGAGGGTGGAGCTTTCATTTTGAGCGTTCCGGGCGACTCCATTGAGGGGGTTGGGATTACTCAGTCTGAGTTTTCTGAGATAATCAATGACCAAGTGGCCGCTGGATTTCGACCGGACATTCAGAGTCGTGGGACGTTCACATATCTAACTCCGAATCAGTATGGGAACAACGACCACGACGCGACGTTGGGTTACGACGGCCTCGATTCAAACGGGGACGCGAAAGATAACGGCGGGACTTACGCTGGAGTTTTGAATTAATTTCATGGCAGATTACAATACGCTACTTAATACGTGGGGAGCTACAGGTTCGGTTTACCCGAGTGGCTACTCATACGTTGAAGGAGAACAGCCGGTAGACGATTGGGACAATTTCTTCGCTTACAACACAGTCGAAGACATTCAGTATCTCATTTCGCTCACGAACAAGCGAGTTGAGACTGGAAGTGGTACTTCCTTCCCATCTTCACCAAACGAATCTCACGCATTTTACCGCTCTGACGACGAGCGGCTTTACACATGGAATAGTACCCGAACGTCTTGGAACGGTCTTCTCAAGGTTGACGGCGACACAATGCAGGGCGACCTCGATGTTGGTGGTCACTCGCTTTCTGGTATCGGTTCCCTCTCGATGGCGGGGACTGCTGACCTTTCAGGGAACGACTTCAAAGATACATCGGCAGGAAACCTTCTGTACGACTCGTCGGCAGGACACATCCCCCTCAATGCACTCGAACAGTCGGCGGTGACTGTCAACACCGGCTCACACCTTTCGGGTGGTGGAAGCCTTACTCTCGGTGGTTCTCTTACAGTTGACGTTGACGACGACTTCTTGCTCAATACCGGCGACCGAGTGACCGGCGAGCTTGTGTCTGAGCGTTCGAGTTCATCGAGGGCATTTACTGCTACAGACTCTTCGAGCGGCGACAAGCTCTCGCTGAGGATTAGTGGGAACAACACGTTCCAACTCGTTGGATACGATTCCAGCGACGGTGCGTGGGATTACAATAGCTCTCTGAGCTACAACCCCGGAACGTCGCGCTGGTCCTTTGGTAGTCTCCCCTCGGTCAATGGGAACAATCTCGCAACTCAATCGTGGGTTGATTCTAATGCTGACGTTCCCAATGCTGATTACGCTGATTCGGCTGGTACAGCGGGAGATGCTGATACAGTTGATGGGTGGGATAAATCCAACATTCAAACATACGTAAGCAATAACTCTGCTGAAACATCACATGGAACAGAGATAAATACCAAAGAAGATACCGATACGTCTACTCCCGTATCTCTTGATTTCAATGTTTCAGGATACAGCAGTTATCTCATTTCCGTTAAATCGGTAAGTCATTCAAGCGTGACTGACTCATTCTATATCAACGTCAATAATAACACAGAAAGTAACAAATGGACGGGTTATGAAAACAGTGGTTCCAAAATAGGGAGTACCACTTTGCGATTGGGATATGGTGATAGTTACACAAATACTACTCTATTTGCCGGTACTGCTAATATTCATGAAATGCCCGACCAACTTTATGGGAACGTAAATGGGGCGGGGGCAGACCTTGAGCGAACTACTCAGAACTTCTATTACAGTAAAAATAATACTATTAACAGTATTCAATTTACTACCACAGACAACGCAACTGCTGAAGTTACCGTCTATGGTATAGAATAATGACTTCTGAACAAGACACAATGGTTACGCTCCCAATCGCGGGAGAGTTGACCTATCGAGAGTGGCATGGTTTCGTGGACGGCTTCTACGTCGGCTACGTCGATGGGGAGCGCGACCACGATTACGAACGAGAACAGCACTATTGGCGGATTGGTTATCTCCTTGGCGACCAACTATGATAGAAAACATTCCAGTGACAGTTGACCCGATTTCTGGAAAAGACTTGTTTCTTGGATTCTTCATTGCTCTTGCATTGAAGCGGGGGCGGATTCAAGCAATAATTGACGTGATTCTACCCACAAATGACTAAACTCAATACTATTCGAGTGTACGGCGGTTTGGTGAACAGCGATGAATCTTACGTAGATTACGATGTTGTTGGAGTAACTGAAAATGGGGGTATCCATCTACAAAATGTGAATGATTCGACTGATACAATTATCTGGTCCGATGATGAGTTGAGCCAAGCATTTGATGATGACTTGGCAGTTGATGGAGATAACATTCCAATCCCGAGTGACGGCTCTTGGGATGCTCTTGACACACTTACCGGCCTTCGACAATTCAACAACGGAGACTATTACAATAACTTTTCTCAGAATAAACTTGGACTTGCTCAGAAATCTCTATTTCTCGCAATCGTTGAACAGTCTAAAGACATGAAGAATTAAATAGCCACCTTTAAGTCATTGGCTACCGTCTATACAGTAGAGAGCAGTAATCTTTCCCCGTACTACACCGAGTAGTGCGGGGGTTTTTCTTTCCCGTATAATGAAAATTAACATTCAGCAACAGCAGTCCGAAGACGTACAGACAATTACTACACCCATCAAGACCGTCAATGAATCCCTCGATGTAGAGGAACGATTGACTGACAATGCGGCTCAAGGTATTCTCCCCGCTCGGTATCTAACGAAGGATTCTGATGGAGCATTGACCGAAGACATTGAGGGGTTGTTCCGACGTGTCGCAACGAACGTCGCTGGAGCAGAGGCGACTGAGCCTGAACAGGAGAAGTGGGCCGACGAGTTTCAGTATCAGATGGAAACGCTTCGCTTCATGCCGAACAGCCCGACGCTGATGAACGCGGGGACGGACATGAACCAACTCTCGGCGTGCTTTGTCCTCGAACCGGAGGACGACATGGAAGATATTTTCAAGACCGCGCAGGACGCGGCTCTTGTCTTTCAGTCGGGCGGTGGAGTTGGGTATTCGTTCTCCGACCTTCGACCAAAGGGGGCGTACATCAATTCCACAGGAGGTGAAGCGTCCGGCCCGGTTTCCTTCATGCGTGTCTTTGACGAGACGTGTAATCAAGTGAAGCAGGGCGGGAAGCGACGTGGGGCACAGATGGCGATTCTTCGCGTTGACCACCCGGACGTTGGCCGGTTTGCTGTATCCAAACGCATTGAGGGGGAGTTGGATAACTTCAACATCTCCGTTGGGTACACAGAAGATTTCGTAGAGGCTGTCAAGAATGGTGAGACGTACACACTCTACGACCCGACGACTGACTACGAAGAGGCGTACACGGTTCGTGAAGAGACGGCGAAATTCTACAATGCAGAGTACGAAAACAATCCGCGAGACGCTTACGACGACGGCGAGGGCGCGATTGTAGACGAGAATCTGTGGCGTGACTTCGCGGATGAAATCACGACTGCCGATGGAAAGTCCCTCCGTGCAAAGTGGGAATTTGCCTTCGGACCTAACGGTGAACACACCCTCAATGAAGGCGACCAGATGGAGCTACCAGCGGAGTTCCTTTGGGACGTGATGATTGACGGTGCGTGGCAGAACGGCGAACCCGGTCTGTTCTATCTCGATGAGACGAACGCAGAGCATAGTTTCGACGTTGACGAGTACCCAAAGCACCAGATTAATGCCACAAATCCCTGCGCGGAACAGCCGCTCTCGGAGTACGAAGCGTGCAATCTCGGTCACATCAATCTCTCGCTAATTCTTCAGGACGATGCTGAGACGTATGGTTCCTTCAAGGAATCTATCGTCAATGGCGACGGCGATATTGCTGGGTATCTCGCTGAAAACATCGACTACGACTCTCTGGACCGAACCATTGAGGCAGGGGTTCGGTTCCTCGATGACGTAGTGACGCAGAGCGATTTCCCGATTGATGAGATTGAGGAGCGGGTCGCAGGACAGCGGAAGATTGGACTTGGTATCATGGGCTTCGCTCAGATGCTCTACCAGATGGGCATCCCGTATGGCTCCGAGGACTCCTACGAGGTCGCCCGGTGGGTAATGCGATACATCGACCGTCGCGGCACCGACTCATCGCACTCGCTCGCCAAGGAGCGCGGTTCCTTCGGCGCGTGGGACGAGAGCAAGTACGCGAATCCTCTCGACTACGAGGACTGGTTCGAGCGACACACCGGGTTCCCTGCTGAGGACTACCCGGACGGCTACGCGATTCGGAACCACAACATCACGACAATCGCGCCAACTGGTACCACGTCAATGATTGGTAACACGAGTGGTGGGTGTGAGCCGGTCTACTCGGTTGCGAACTTCAAGAACGTGGGCGACGACATTCAGGGGGACGATATGCTCGTGGAGTTTGACGACTACTTCCTGAGGACGCTGGAGGAGAACGGGATTGACCGCGAGGAAATCAAGACCGAAGCCGAAGCCCAAATGCGTGAGAACGAGTGGGAGGGCGTCGAGGGCCTTCCGATTCCCGAGGAACTGGCCGAGGTCTTCGTGACGACCCAAGACCTCTCCTCGCGTCAGCACGGGCTGATGCAACGCGCGTTCCAAGAGTTCTGCGATTCGGGTATCAGCAAGACGGTGAATATGCCGAACGATGCAACCCGCGAAGACGTGGCAGATGCGTACCTTCTCGCGTTTGCTGATTCGGAAATCGGGTCGCCCATCAAGGGCCTTACAGTCTACCGTGATGGTTCTCGAAATGAGCAGGTTCTCACGACGCGGATGGATAACGGCCTCGATGAAGACGAAGATGTAGACGAGGAACTTCTTGACCTCTACACTCGTGGGCAAATCTCGGACGAAGCCGCCGTCGAGATTGGCTTGATAGAAAATGAGGGTGATGGTGCCGACTGCCCGGAGGACGATTGTGAGGGCACTCTCGTTCCGTCTGACGACTGCTCTGTGTGTAACGTCTGTTTCTTCTCTCCATGTGCGTGAAGACGGATGAACCGGGATTTGAACCCGGAAGTCGGGAGTTGTGAGACACTTGCAGATTGGGATTATGATATTCCCTCTCTTCGGCTATCTCTGCCCGACCGTGGCCCCATGATTTAGGGGCTACCTGTACCAAATTTGGCGATTCATCCACGTTTTGTGTTGGAATCGCCTCTTGTATAAAGGGAAACCATGGTATATCATGTTCGCTTCCCCCCATCGGGCTTCATTGCCCGGTGGGGCTTTTTGTCGTTTATGGGAACAGTTCGGGCGTCTCGTCGGACCCATTGAGGTTGTGTTCGGCTTCCCATTCTAACTCTCCCTCAATGCGACCGAGTACGGTGGAGGCGTGTTTTCGGTCTGCCCCGGAGCGGGTGGGGTCGTTTTTAATTTCCTTCATTTCGTGTTCGAGAAAGGCAAGGATTCGTGGGGAGAAGTCCATATAAAGAAGTCTCACGGTGGACATTTAAAGGTTGGTGGGTGAGTAATTTAGTTGGAGGACTGCATTGCTGAGTAACGTGGCCGTGGGTATTGACCAAAGCTTTAAATCATCTGGTTAGTGTTAGGACTAAGTAAGAGTAGAAGAGTGCGAATTGCGGCAAGATATGCCGCTACATCGCTGAAACCCGCGAAGCGGGGACTCTGAGCCTTCCAAGCTCATGGCCCGGGTTCAAATCCCGGTCGGCGCATTCCGGGCGTTTCACGCCCGCTCCCGCACTTTTCTACTCCTAAAGTGTCGTAAAAAACAGACGATGAAATGCGTCCTACAACTAAAAATACAACCCCCACGCCGTCTTGCGATTCCCAAAACGGTCAATCATAACACATGAATATCGACAACTCACAGACCCCCGACCGACCCACCACAACCGTCGAACTACCCCGACCACCCATCTCAGAAAACAACAAAAACGCCCTCAAGCCATTCGGGGAAATGGTCACAGACGACTACGAAGACTTCAAGCGCAAATTCATGGAGTGGCTTCTCACCGAAGGGAAGAACACGTACAAAAAGAACGGCTACTCCGAATCCACAGTCGAACACACCCACTACAAAGTGGACGAAGCCTACCGCTGGAAGTGGGACCAAACTGGCGAATATACAACGACTCTCACCCCGGAGGAAGCGACCGAGCTACTGGACTTCATGATGAAAAATACCAGTCACCCCGACCGCTACGTTTACAACTTCGAGAAATCCATCCAGCGGCTCTTCAAATACTTCCGCAAAGAATTAGGCCGCCCAATCGGGGAGTGGGAACACGACATTCCCATAGAGAAAGGGAAAGGGTCGAGCAAAAACACCAAGGACAAATTCTACCCTGAAGAGATGAACGCCCTCTATGAAGCGGCACTCAACAAATACTCTATCCCATCCTACTACAACAAGAACCTCAGTACCGAAGAGCGAGAATCACTCAAAGCACTCGTCGCACAACGGCTTGGGAAGAAGAAAAACGACGTAGGCCCCGAGGACTTCAAGCAGGCGTCGTCGTGGAAAGTCCCCTCGATAATAGCCGTTACATCCGACTGTGGACTCCGACCCATTGAGGTCGGGCGAGCGAAGGTCAGTTGGTTCGACATTGAAAACAAGCTCATGATTGTTCCAGCGAAAGAATCAACGAAAAACCGGGAGAGTTGGGAGTGCTGGCTTTCAGATAAAACAACGAACGCGGTCGCCAACTGGATTGAAGAGCGAAAACTCCATCCAGAATACGAAGGGGAAGATGGGATGTGGCTCACCCGGAACGGCAACCCCTACAAATCGCGTGCGTTGAACAAGAAGCTCGACAAGCTCATGGAAATAGCTTCCATTGACGAGAACACCCGGAAGTTATCGTGGTACTCCTTCCGCCATGGCGCGGCAACTCTATGGGCTGAAAATGAAGACCTCTCACGAGCGGCGACTCAATTGCGACACCAAAGCATCAAAACGACGAACGAATACACTCGGAACAACGGCGGTCGGAATAAACAGACCGGAGGTATGTGGTGAAATAAAAAAGCCCCCGACCAATCAAGGTCGGGGTGGGGCTAACTCAAATATTTTCTCTAACCGTCTCTACATCGTCTCGCTCCGGGGTTTTTCCAACAGAAATCAGAATCTTTAGCGCGTCCAGAACTTCAACTTCAAGGTCGTCTATCTCATCGGACACCCAATCAGGCCATACAATTCCAGTCGCAAGAATGTACTTCTGTTCTAACTCATGGAGGGCGGTCTGTAGCCCATCAATGCGTTCCTCTTCTTTCTCAAAGATGTAGATATTGAGGCTATTTAGACCCAACGTGGGAATCTCATTTTCATACTCATCAAGGTGAGTGTAGATGTTTTCAGCGTTTACTTGCTCAACGTCGGCTTCCGTCTTGATACCCGGAAACTCTTTATAAATATCACCCATCTATTTCTTCTCCATTCTCGTCAAACGTAATCGGAATCGCGTGCTTCTCGCGGTCGTACTCGCCATCATCATAGACCTGCTGTCCATGATACAATTGCCAGCAACGGCGTACATCAACGACATTTGGGTACTCCGACCCACACTTTGAACAGCGATAGCGGTTCCCTCCGTGGCCTACATCGCCGTCAGTATAGTGCTTGAGGAAATCCTTGACGGACACCGCAGAATAGTCACGCCACGATTTCATTGCTTATCTTGCCAACCGCCGATAATCCCCTCAGTTTGAGCCGGGTGTCTTCCACACAGCTTTGAACGATAGTCTGTAGAGAGATTTTTGCTACTCTCATACACCCGCTCGTCTCCAAGGGTCATTCTCATATTGAAAATCATTGATGCCTCTGCTACGTGCCTCATCATGTGAAACATTGAATTGAAATTTCAGTCGCGCCGCTCAGTTCGCCAACCGTAATCCTCGAACGTCAGAACGTCATTCTCTACTTGAGCCATAGATTGAGCATTGATACCGTGAAGTAGACCGAGTTGGTATGCTTTCTCAATGTCCTTCTCAAACTGTTCCCGAAGGTCAGTCACGCCAGCAAGCTCTTGATTCATGCTTTGAAATTCATCACGGGAACAAGCCGGTCAACGACCTTGGCGGTCGGCTTGATTTGTTCCTCGATGAGCGCGGTGTCTTTGTAGGCCTCCGGCACTTCATCCGTGGGGACGTTCGCTGAATACGTCCCACCGTCGTACATCCGCTTGCGAACCTCGTCGCCGTCGAATTGTTCGTGTGCCCATCCCCGAGAACCAAGCCGACCAGCACCGTGTGGGGCCGACTGATTCCATTCAGGGTTGCCCTTTCCACGACACAACAACGTCCCATCTTCCATGTTCATCGGAATGACGAACCGCTCTCCAGAAGCGGCACGGGTGGAACCCTTGTGAATCGTTCCCGACCGGAAATCCACGTAGTTGTGGGGTGAATTGATTATCTCAGAAACTTCCCCACCGAGGGCGGTGGCGACCTCATCAACCATGAAAAGGCGATTGTCAGATGCGTACTCCTGAGCAAACACCATGTCCTTGAGATAATCGTACATCTCCGGCCCCTCCAGATAATCAAGCTTGGTGTTCCGGTTGGAATCAGACGTGTGAGAATCAATCTCATCGCCAATTTCAGCGATTTTCTCACCCTCGAATTGCTCTTTGATTTTCTCCCAATCGGGGCTTCCATCGGACATGACGTACCGTTTGATTTCGTCACGCATCTCTCCCCACGCGATTTCATTCTCTCGCTCGAACGTGGCGTTTTCTTGGTGATAGCTACACACCCGCTGACCAAGATTTCGAGAACCGGAGTGAACGACAATCCAAAGCGACCCGTCTTCTTCACCCTCAGCCACCTCAATGAAGTGATTTCCACCGCCGAGACTTCCAAGAGAATCTTTAGCGTAACTCTCAGAGATTCCTACTCGTTCGCACAAATCCTCGAAATACTCTATGTCGAATCGTTCGTCCTCGAAACGACGCTCACCAAGCTGACTGTCAGTCAGATATTTATGAAGCTTATCGAGGCTGAGATTCGCACACCACCACGAGTATAGTTCCGAAAAGTCCTCGTCCGAACGGTCATTCACTCGGCCAGTCCCCATCGGAACGCGGTCACGAACGTCTTCATTGACGCGGCGAAGGTCGTCAATGTCGTCAAAGTCAACCTTACTTCCAATAACTTTCGCCGCCATCATTCCACACCCAATGTCACCACCGACAGAGTTGGGGATTATTCGGTCGCCAAGACCCATCGAGAAGCCGACGATAGCATGGGGACCGAGGCCGCCATGACAGTCCGGCATATATTTGATGGGATTCTGGAACGCCTCATTATCCACCTGCTCCTGCATTTCCTCAATGAGTCCATCTTCAATCTCACTCTGAGGGAGCTTTACGTCAGCCGTCGTGTGTTCTCCTTTGATAATCATAGGTCGCCCATCGCCTCGTACAATTCTCGGTGAGTCTCAACGTCTCGGTCCATCCAACAATTTGCACACAAATCGTCATTGGTGCAAGAAATCCCATTCTGCTTGTTATACCCACTATACGAACAATTCTCTCTGACTTCTGGTGTACTACTCATTATTCTAATTAACAGCACCGCAATAATACAACACAGTAAAAGACTCAAACACCCCTCGATGAAGTAGAATATTATATTGTATTATGAACTGCCTCTACTCTATAGACGGTAACTAAACAGTTAAAGATACCGATTTAAGTCTTTAAAGACCTTATATATTTACTGCTGAGGGCCGAGCTTCGGGGGAACCGGACTCCACTTCTGCTTCGAGAACCACACCGCCATGAGCGGATAGAGAAAGAGCGTGAAAGCGAGATTGACGACAGATGCAACGAGGGCCGGATAGAGTGAGTGGAGCGTGAGAACGACGAGAACGGCCTGTATTACCGAACCAATCAAGAAGGAGTAATGGTACGAACGCCAGTCGTTCATTCCAAGTCCTCGATTATATCTTCGGCAAGACGTTTGACCTCTCTCGCGTTCTCTTCATTGAGGAGGAGGGCGACGTTACCCTTCACGTCACTCCCATATCCCTCATAGTCGTCGGGAAAGAGAATCATGTACTTCAACTCTTCATGGTTCTCTGGAAACTCAGGCTCTTCGTCAAGCCCTTGTCGTGTGATTTCGTTAAGTGCTGGAATATACATTACTGGAAGTCCTCGTAGAGTTTACTTGGCGTTGGGCCGCTCTGTCCGTCGTATTTGTTTCCGTTGTGCTTGGAATATCCCACGTCGGGTGCCGTTCTCAAGTCGTGGAATGTGACTTGTGCAATCTTCATCCCACTCTTCAACCGCATTGGATAGCTTTCAGAGTTGAACAACTCCAAGGTAATCTGCCCGGAAAACTCGGGGTCAATCAGTCCAGCGTTGTGAATGAATAGGCCAAGACGACCGACCGAGCTTCGACCGTGAAGGAACGCTACTTTGCTCTTCGGAATTGTAATCTGCTCTTCCGTCGTTGCCAACCAAAACTCTCCGGGCATGATATGAGCGTTATCTACCGGACAGAAATTGTACTCAGGATAAGTGTCGGGGTCAGTAACGTCAACTACTTTCTCCCGATTAGTGTAGGCTATTTCGTTCCCGAGATGAACGTCCATTGAGGCAGGCTCGATGGATAGCGATTCACCATCGCGAGTTGCCCCAATCCCACCGTAACCGATACTCCGTTGAATGTCGTGGGAAGAAAGGACTGTCATTGTGTGTATTGCTTATATCCTTCGTGGAGAACATCGACAGCCCAACCGAGTCCGAGAATTATCGACAGCAACACAATCACGAACAAGAGGAAACCGCGACCGACTTTTGTTCCGAGAGTAATTGCGGCTATCACCAATCCAAGAACGGATGCATAGCCAATGAAAAATCTTCGCGTCCACTCATCTCCATCAATATTCATTAGTCAGTCACCCGTCCTGTTTTTACTCCCTGCCGCCAATCGCGGGCCGGGGTCTTCGTTTCTCCAGTTTCCTCGTCGTATTGTTTCGTGACACCAATCATGCGGTACTCAAGGTCGGGGAACTTTTCCTCGACCTCGCTATCAGGAATCCAGTATCGGTCTTGTTCTGCCAACCACTCCAGAAATTCTTGTTCGTTAGACATCGTTCATTTCCTTAATAATCGTCTCCCAATCCACGACCTCCTCGAACTCGTATCTTCGACACTTATTCATAGAGGATAGGGATTACTTTATCAGCAGGCCCACTCAGAGAAAGTCCACACTCAGTCCGAATGGTGAAATCACCTCGATAATCCTCATATCCCTGAGTGAAATTTACATACGACACTTCGTGTGTCTCCCCACCAAGAGTAATTTCGTCGCCGGGAGAATACCCATAAACTATTCTCTTTGTTTCAACCATTATGGTGCCCTCAACGAGTTGTTATTGACGTACTTCTCGTATGCTTCAAACGTCAGCGGTGCCCATTCTTCCACTTCATCGAGGATTTGTGTAGCAAACTCTCGCGCTTCCCATTGTGCCTTCATATTCTTGCGAAGGTCGAAGAAGTGCATTAGGGAACGTGGGTTCGCAGAGAACGTGAGGTTAACTGGAGTGCATTGAGGGAGGAAGAAGCGGGCGTCTTCTTTTTCAATTCCAGCTTCGATTGCTTGGTCGTAGAGACTAACTGCGTTTTCCCAATGTAGTTCCAACGCTTTCCCGAAGTCCATATAATCTGATGCTCCAGACGCCGGGAAATTGATGTGTTCTACATCTTGAAATGACGCTGGTATCACCGGCTCTTTGTCTCCAAAGTCAACGTACCGCTGACTCTGCACGTCGAACGACATATGCCGGTGTCGCGTCACTTGTGCCATCGCTACGCGAGAGATGCCCTCGACCGCGAAGAACGCCGTGGGATGCTCGAACGGCCCGAAGTGACCGGAGCGGAGTAGACCAGCGATTAGCTCTTCTTTCGTCTTTTCTGTCCCTTCCATCGCGTCTTCAACCGTCTTGCCAACGAGCGGTTCACTCAGATAGTCTCCACGGGCGGCAAGAATCGTCGCGTCGTCCGGGTCTGTGCTACTCTTGTCTTCCTTTAGTTCTACGTTCATTGAGTCTCCGCTTCTGTATCGCGGTATTTGATACACAGTTCTCGCTCTCGTAGTCGGAGAGGTGTTGCTACCCGACCAAGATTATCGGAGTCTGGACCCACAGTAACTTGTTTCACATCAACTTCTCCCTCATGAATCCGCATGGCAAGCGTGTCCAAAATCTCAACTGCCTTCTTTGCTACCACTTCTTCGGTTACAGTACATTCAGGCTCGCTACTGCTGAACATCTTCTCTCTTTGCTTTTCTGTGAACATTCCGAACGCGACCGGGAGGAGTCGAACCTCCACACTGAGGAAACCACGTTGATATGTTAGCCGATTAACTGTCATTCAGTATCACTAACACCATCCCTTTCGGGCAAGTGGGTAGCTACTACCCTCAGCGGGTATGCCGAAATCTCGGTCGCAAAAATAACTGCCTTCACTCTATAGACGGTATCCAAGGACTTAAAGGTGTCGCATTTGGTCTTAGATATTTTCCGGCGGAAGTCGTGGAGCTATAATAATGTCGAATCCACCTTCTTCCACCAGCATTGGAGCATTCTTTTGCTTCATTAGAGATATTTTCTCCAGATTTTTACGCAAATCGTAGCCGAGAAATTCTTTCAGTTTGTCAAGATATTCATTTGTGTAGTGAGATGGATATTCACCATCCGAGAAGATGGTCGGATTGTTACCATAGCTACCAGAAGTCAATCCAGTAGGTGTTTGAGAAAATTCGCTCCTTTCTATAGAGAAGTTCAAAGCGTCAACCCACTTATCCCAGTTAAAAATTATTGCGACGACATTATCGGAATCTTGAATACCTGAGTCAATCACACGCTCATCTATTTCAGATTTTCCAAACACCTCCGTGAATTTAGTTGTTAGTTCTTCTTTGGTACTGTTCTCTTTTTTAGTAGTCGTACTCATTGTTAGAATTACGCAAGCTACGATTGTTTAGTCGATTTTATACGTTTCACACTTCATCAAAACGCGGCCAGTCCGGTCTGCTGTTGACCACTCATCGCCGCGTCAATGTCAACGTCAATCGCATCGAGAATATCTTCCATCGGATTTCGGATAAGGGTATCCTGCATCCGGGGAACGTCAACATCGAGGTCGCCATCGAAATCATCGAGTTGGGCACCGCGTTCGTACCCAATCACGTCCATTTCGTACATCCGACCGTTCTTCTCCTTGTTCACGCCGGTCAGATAGACCCGCTTGACCGTGTTACCCTTGCCGAAGTTGACCTTCGGAACGAATAGATTTCCGTAGTAAGCCGCCCGAGGGGACGCTCCTTTCGGCGTTCCATTCGTCCAACTGTAATCGGTAATCTCCTTTCCAAGACCGCCGGGAATACCAATCAAGTCAAAGTCCGGGTCGGCGGGGTCGATAAGAGTTGCACCGTTGCGGATTATCTTCCGAATCTCATCGGAATCTTCACCACGGACGATTGCTTCGAGGCAATCCCGCTGTACCTGCTTTGTCAATTCGGCGGTGTTCGCTTTCACGCAAGGGTAGCCGCTTATTTTTATTTTCCCAACTGTATCGCTGTCGCTCACATCTTCGATTTTCTTTGTTTCTGCCATTGTCAGTTAAAGTTCAGAATTTCGCGCTGTTTTTCTGGTTCGTACTTCTCGATTTTATTGTGACACGTCCGGCACAACTGGACTAAGTTATCTAAGTTATGAGCTTCGTCGGGTTCATCGAAGGAACGTACAGGCTCTATGTGGTGAACGTCAGGAATCCGCTCATTATCTTTGTCTCCACACTTCTGACAAGTATTTCCATCACGTTCTCGGCAGTCTTTCCGAACATAGTACCACTCCTGCCCGTAGCCTTGATAGCCACCTTTCCAGCTTGGGTGGTTTTCGGCTACCTGATTCTCACTCTGCCAATTTCCCATGCAATCTCGGGAACAGAACCATTTGTCAAACTGTTCTCGAATTGATTTATAGACAACATCAACACCCCCACACTGTTCACACTCGGCATTGGTCATTTCACCTCGGTCTTTGTGTTTCCAATCTCGCTCAATGCCGTGATAGTCCATCCATTTTTTCAAGATATTTGGAGAACAATTCAACCGCTTTCGGACTCGCTCAACACTTCCAGACTCTCGATACATTGAGCGGAGTTTATTTTCATGGTATAGGGGACATGACGGGTGATTTTTCCGAACTTCAATTCCGTGATTTTTCATCCAATTCCCAATAGTAGCTTTTGAACAGTCAAATTCTTCAGCAACTTTCTTCTGAGAACCGTACTCAAGATATGCATCCCGAAGCAGACTTTCATCTCTCCACGGAGAGTTTTCAGACATAGAACCCTTCACTACTATTAGTGGTAAAGGGTTTATGTACCCTTTCCATTACGTTACTATTACTTCGTCATACTCCATCCCCTCCTCCCAAGTGCAATTGTAGCTATAAAATTTCTTTTGTCCACTCATGAAGAACTCGCTACAATACATCTCAAGCTCAATCTCGATTCGCGTCGGCCACTCAATGCCTTCAATTTGAGTGGGCATCCCATACTTCTCAGCAATCCGAGGGTACACTTCGTTGTTCAACTCAGCGCAAATCCCCTCTGCTTTCTCAAGACATTCACGTTGGCTCAGGGAACTATCAAACTCAATGTAGTTTGAGTCTGTGTCTCCGTAAGCAACGCTCGCTTCCGTGTTTTCATCAACGTGACTCGCTGTCGTTTTGATGATTTCTTGAGAGGTGAGCGTAATTGCCGACGCAATGTCCTTGTCGTAGAGGAAGAATTTGACCCACCCAAGAACGCCGTAGATAGAGTTAACTATAGTTTTCCTGACAGCATATTCTTCAGCCCATTCTTCACGCTCTTCGGGGCTGAGAGAACTGTCAGTCATCATCTCTCCAGCGTGTTCTTTCAGCTTGAGAGCTTCGTCAACCAGTTCTCGGAAGATTCCATCTTCTTCGAGACAGAATACGACGCCGTTGGAAGAGACGGACACTTCGTAGCCTTCAGCACGAATCCGCTCTACCCATTCCTCCTTGAAATCGCGCCCAATCTTCCCCAACTTCGTATCGGGGGATGCATTGAGCATCCAGAGGGCGTTCGGATAGAGCGACGACAAGTCAATGCCGACGATGTTCTCTTTCAGTCCGTTGAACGCCGGGAAGACAAACGCGCCGTCGTAACTTCCAGCGTCGTCAGGCGGGTCGGCAGTCGGACCAGCAAGCTTCTCACGATGCAGTTTACGTCGGACCATCATCGTGATGAAGTCCTTGTTGCTGTTGGTATCCTCGTAGTCGAGGCCGATTGTGTTCCGAAGCGCGGTCTTGAAGCCGAGGACGTTCGCGGCTTCGTTGATACCAACTGTGAGGGCCACGTCTTTCGTGTTGTAGTTGAGGAATTTCTTCGTGTTATCCTCGTACAATTCGTAGAAGCCCTTCTCTTGGTGGTCAATCTTCACGTCGTCCAGTTCCATCGAGGCCGCTTCATCGAGGGAACCAGAGACTTTCGTGAATTTCGTGTCCTTCCACCCACCCATCAAGTCGAAACACGACCGACCGTTAACGTAGGGGTCGTCACGCCACGTCAGACCAGCAGAACCGCCACGGGCCATTCGACCAGCGTTCGAGCCAACTTCTGAGGCCCGCTCAATCACGAATGGAGTGTCGAACCCATTGCTGTTCCAACCCGCCAGTAGGTCGAAATCCTTGTCATTCACCCACGAGTAGAACGAAATCAGCATCCGCATTTCGTCCGGCTCAAAATTGAGCTTATCGAGGGTGTCGAGTCCAAGGTCGCTCGGGTGTTCGACTGCATTGAGGTCGGCGTCGGGGAATCGGTCGCCAAGAGACTGCCCCTCCATGTCGATGAATCCTACATATTCATCAGTGTATGAATCGTGTGCGACTATAGAAAGTATTCGCTCTTCTCCATAGTCGGGGAACCCTTCGCCACGGTCGTCAGTCTCAATGTCAAACGTCATGACGCGAGGGGGAGCTTCCATCTCAATCGGCTCTACCTCACTCACGTCAACACGGTCGCCCGGAACACGAACACCAGTCTTCACGTCATGGTCAATTCGGAACCGATTCTCCGGGTCAATGTCAGCGTCGAATGTTTCCTCGAACAGTTCAACGACGCCATTCATCTCATACGGATTGTTGACTACGACCTTGGTGAGAGGTTTCTGCTCGATTACGTCAACGAAATCCGTCTCTTCGTAGTGGTCAATTGCATCGTGGTCGAAGGCAGAAATTTCATCTGCCTCTTCGGGCCGAACGTAGAAGTACGGCTTGAATCCCTCAACCGCGATGTGTTCTGCTTGCTCCGTCTCAGTTCGTCCATAGAGGTGAATCTCTGGACGACCATTCTCCATCGTACATTCAGTATCAGTTACGTATATCTCTTTCATCAGGAACCTCTCTGCCGCCACTCAATGCACTATACCATACAAGCCGACCAGCCGCAGTTCTGACAGACTTCACAGCCTGATTGTGGAACGATTCGCGGATTCGGACAGCCGCATTTACTTTGTTTCATTTTCTCTCTCTTTTTGGTTCATCGCCGCGTCTTTTCCTGATTCAAGGCATATTCCACAGAGTCGTTTCTTTGGTAATGCCTCTCTCAATTCACATTTCGTACATTCCATGGGAGAAGACCGCTACAGCTTGTCAGCGTGTTGGGAATAAATCGTGTTCCGAATCGTCTCTGCCGTTTCTGCTTTTTCGTGATTGCGAACGACTCTCTGTATCTGAGAAAACTCAGTGAGGAAAGCCGTGAGGTCTTCGACCGATTCTCCGTGGAGCGTCAGATTGATGTTTTGCTCTTCCATTATATTTTCTCAGGAATCTTCGTGTTTCCGAAGGGGGCGCATTTCCGACAGTAGACTACCTTACCGTTCCGACCTTTCGTCGCTTCAGTACGACTCTCAATAGCGTAGTAACTTCTCGTCGCTGAGGGGTCGTTGTAGTTGAATTGATACCCGCACTTCTCACATTCAACCATCGAACGACAACTCCGCTGAAATTTGCGTTGGTGCTTTTGTGTCGAATGACGGAACTATCTGGTCACGCCTATCAAGAACTTCTCTTGAACGTAGTCTACTTTCTTCAACATATTTCTGTAGAACATCGACGCCTTTCACTTGACGATTCAAATTTCGTGCCGCTTTTGCCGTTGTTCCACTCCCAATAAACGGGTCAGCCACCACATCACCGACATTAGAATAAAGCGAAATCAATCGGTGTGCGATTTCTTCGGGAAACGGACATGGGTGGTCTTCTTTTCCCGGCGGAACCGGAGCAACGTGCCAAACGTTGTTAGCAATTTCTTTTTTCATCTGGTCGGTAGTAACGTCGAGTTTGCTATCCTCGTTTTTACTTCGAGAAATCTCACCACGACGCCAAATTTGAATTTCTTCTTTCTGTTGATTCGGATAATAGTATCCGGGGTATGGGTGCTGAATCGTAACTCCAAACCGGCTGGAGCCACCAGTCACCTTGTTCCACGTAATAGTTTCATGGAAGTTCCACCCCATCTCCATCATCATTGAGGCGAATTGATGGGGGAGAGGATACCACTCTCCGTCATTGGTTTTTACTGAACCAATAACTACAGCACAATACCCGCCGTCATTTGTTCCATCATATACAGATTGGAACGCTTCTTCCATTTTCCCGAAGTATCGTTCAATATCAGAATCCTCTGTATTTGTTGAGCGGAAATCTTTCTCAAATCCACTTTCTGCGTGCTGTTCATAATCTATAGCATCAAGATATGGGGGAGAAGTCACGGTCAAATCAATTGAATCACCGAACGAATTGATTTCAGATGCGTCTCCCTGTCTAATTTCTGTTGTATCCATGAGTTTCGCTTACAGAGTTACGTCAAACGACAGCACTTCTACCTCGCCCTGTTCTACGTCTATTGCATCTCGAAGAATCATCTTGGTGTCGTTGTGGAACCACGCATCCGCTTCAACTCGGTCTGTGATTGAATCGGGTGGAATGATGTTGATTGTTTGTGTGAACAGCACCTTCATCGAGAGGGGGTCAGAACCATCATCCCCGACGTTTACGGTGGGGTGCTTCATGTTAGTGCATCTCCACAAGTCCCCAACAGTTGTGACACTTTGTCGCCCACGTCTCGCCGTCGAAGTGGTCGGGACTAACATCTTCTTGGTAGTGGTCTTGTTCTTCAGGAGAACAGTCGCAATGTGCGCTCACGCCACCACCTCATTGCGAAGTTCCGCCCGAATCCACTTCATCGTCTTGAGTTTTGAGGCGAGGTCAGTCTGAACCAATGCAAGCGGCGCATTGATAGTCAAATCAGCACTTTCCTCTGGATAGTTTTCTGGAAGCCGGTCGTCGTTTTCAATCGACTCTATACGCTCGTCAAGGGTGTCGAGAAGTTCTTGATTCATACTTCAGGTTTCCGCGCTTGCGTCACCGACATATCGTCTTCAGCGTCGTTGTGATACCCTACACCTCCAGAGAGTCCCCACGTCGAGGGACACTCATTGTAGAAGAAACAGCGGCCCTTCCCGTAGTGGCAAAGTGGCTGTTCTTCGTAGTCGTAATTCTCAATGTCCGGCGGTTCCTGCATCCCTTCGACTGCATCGAGGATTACGTTTCGTCGCTGAAAGTCCGGGTAGGGACTAACCACGAGGTCGTCGTTCTGTGGGTAGTAACCTGCCACGGCGACTACCTTATGCTCGAAGGAATCATCTTCCTCGAAGAGCCAGCCGTAAAATTCACCCTCCAGATAGATTCCCTCGTCGCGGTATTTCTTTTCTTCAGTCTTCCCGGTCTTGTAGTCGAGAATGACTACTCCTTCATCGGCTTCAACTTGGGGAACAGTCGCCGCATGAAGTACCGCGTCAGCGTATCCCATCCACGGAATATCTCCCGCTGGTGGGTCTTCAAGACGACCTTCAACTTCTACGCCGACTGGAAGCCATAGGTCCAACGCTTCGACGCGGGAGTTAGTTCCCTCAATGGCAAGCTCCCACCGCTCTTCCTCGAACATCCAGAAGTTCTTGATATGCGGGTCAAGCCACTGGTGATAATCACGCCAATGGCCCATCAGTGGGGCGAAGTTTTTGGGACGCTCTCCATGCTCTTCAGCCCACTCAATGAGGTTGAGGTGGAAATCCTCATACGCCCGGTGAATACGAGAACCTTTCGTGGTGTGATAGCTCCCCGGCGAGCGGTTTTCACACCAGTAGGCGAGATAGAACTTCCGAGGGCAGTTGAGATACTTCTTGACGCGAGATTTGGAAACGTGTTCCAGTCCGTTCTCTCGCATCTCATCGCTTACTGTTGGGTCTATGGGACTCCCATCATCGCACAAGTCAGTCGTCATTGTTCTTTCTCCAACTGGTTAACGTGGTCTGTGATTTCTTTTGCGTACAAGCTACCATCTTCCCGAGTAAATTCTATTACCGTCTGCTCATTCGACGCCGCATGACTCAGCACTTCCATCAACGTCTCTTTCGTCTCGTCGGGTAGACCGACCATCAGAAGAGGTCCATTGAGGTGAGGTCGGCTTCGTTCATCCGACGATACTTGGGGTCGAACACTCCTTCGTACTTGTCGAGCGTGTCGCTTGTGTCGGAGATTACGGTGGTGACTTTCGCGGCCAGTTCATCAATCTCGTCGTGTAGGGTTTCTTCTTCAGTCATTGTCTTTCCGAAAGTCGCTTGCGAATTTGCAATAGCCAACTCGGTCGCGGTAATCATCTTCGTTGTACCGACCAGATTGAGCGCGAGCGAGCTTGAACAAGGCCAACATCTCTGCTACGTCAGCCATATCCAGCATCATATCCGGGTCGTGTTCGATTCTCAGATACGTATTCCAGTATCCAGCAATCCGCCCGAAGCTGTCTTCAGGTGGACCATGAGTATCGGACTTCCCCTCAATGATGTCGTCTGCTTCTGTGAGAATACTGCTCATATATCTTCGATGGCCGTTTTCTCGTGTTCAGTTTCAGTCTCACAAACCGAGCAAGTGAGAGTGATTGAATCTCCCCGGTCACATTGAGAGATTACGTCGGTGTCTGTAACAAGACACTCCGAACAGCGATACCTGAATGAATCATCCAACCCCTTCACCGAGGACCGGACAATTCGACCGCCTTGAATCAGCGTTTCATCTCCCTCGAAGAAGAACTTGACCGTTCCATTCGGCAGGTTCATCACGTCGAGGACATTCTCAAACTTCCGAAAGTCCGACAATTCACCATCTTCTTCTTTGGCGACGTGGATTGTGTGAGCAATCCCGCCCGTCCCATGGTCAGAAATCATGACCTGTATTAAAAATCCGCTCGTCAATTACTCGGAAAGGAAACCCGAGTATTCTCCGCTCCGACCACCGAGCAATTCGAGGTCGCCTCTGTGAAGTCTGAGATACACGCCGAAAGAGGCGTCACTCATGTCCGAGAGAATTGCTTGGAGGGTTTCATCCTCTGTCTCCTTCGCCGCTTCTGAAAGCGTCTGAGCAAGCGAAAGTGAGCCGGACTTGTATTCATCGAGTTCGGCGTGAGCAGTCTGAATGTCTCCACCTATCTCGGAGAGTGATTGTTCACTTCCACCAACTTCGACGGTTTCCGACTTCAGTAATTCACCAACACGCTTTTCGTCAGCACCAACGTCTACAATATTTTCCTGTTTCATGTTATGTTTCCGCAATTCGATTTGCCGCCTTCGGGTCACGAACAAGATTGTCCGTGGCTTGTGAATCAGAACAGAGAAGACCACATTCAGGACACATTGTGTCGCCTTCGTAACGTCTTGCCGCAACGTCACACTCAGGACAGTATGTGGTTTCTTCCTCAATTTCCTTCTTCAATACACCGCCGCGCTCCGTGTCGTAAATTTCAGGAATAAACTCGTCGTAGTAGCCCTCCATCAACTCTCCGTTGATGCGTCTCCCTTTGTGATACCGGCGAAGGCGGGTTGGCAACCAACCACTCTCTTGCTCAAATGCAAACTTGTGAAGATTCCATCTGTCATGGATTGATTCTCCACTCCCCATCTTGAGGGTGTCTGCTCTCGGTGCTTTCTCGATTTCCTTAGTTTCGTCCATTAAGTGCTTACCATATCGCTAAAGTCTAAAGACGGTACTATAACTCTTACGAAAAGAGGGAGACTGCCCCTTTAGTCTTTAGAGGGCAACGTCAAGGTCGTACTGCACGTCATAGCTCCACGTTTTCGGTCGCTCGTCCCCCACTCCATGAATCGTACTCATGGGCATCGACCACTCAGAGATAGATTCCTCGAAATCGTCCGGGGGCTTGATAGAACCACTCCGAATGATGGGGGCCTCCATCACCCGGTCCTGTCCTTGAATGTGATAGTGGCCGAGATACGCCACGTCGAAATCGTGCTGGAGTTTCCATCCCCTCCAGTCACGCTTCTTTGCGGCGGTGCCGATGTGTTCCCCGGCATTTTGACCGTGCCGGAGGTGGGCGTTGTGCCCCCGCATTTGGAAGTTGGTGTACCCCGTTCGGTCGTTCCGAATGAACGTGATGTTATCATAGTCCGACGCACGGACAAGTGCATCGAGCATCCGGTACACAATGTCGTCGCCGTTGGCCTTCTGAGAAGAGCCGGAGATGCGAATCTCTCCGTGGTTCCCGGTCTGACAAACGACGTTGACCGCCTCGAATTTCTCAGCAAGTCGCTGTATCTGGTCGAAGTGAACCGACGTTGCAATGTCGATTTGTTCGTTGAAATTGTGTTCAACCTCCCACGCCTGCCCTTCGTAGATACCAGAGCCGGTGATAATGTCACCGCCCATGATGTAGTGGACTGTGTGGAAGTTCCACCCGGCGGCCTCTTGCCGCTCAATGATTTCCAGTGTTCGAGTGACCCTGTGGCGAATCCGAGCTATCGCAACCTCGCTGTTGAACACTTCATTACCGTACTCGTCTTCGAGGAGGTCGCCAATGTGGTCGTCGGTGACGTGAATTGCTACGTCTTCTTCCCCACCCGACGAAAGTGGTTCAACGGAAACTGCCGGTGCCGTTGCATTGAGGGCTTTGTCGAGTCGTTCACTCAGGCTTTGAGCTTCATTGTTCAGCCGCTTCGTCTTTGCCGCCTTCTTTGAAACTGAGCCGTACCCAGTCGTCTCGTTCTGGTTCGTCGGATGTTCCTTCTCCCGCATATAGAACTCCTTCATGACGCCATTCTCCCCCTCAACACGTCTCGATGTGACTGGCGCACCCTTCCGCTCGATGGATGCTATGTGGTCACGGGAAGTGGAAGTTCCAAACCCGAACGCTTCAGATAGTTGAGCGTGGGTCGCTGGAAGGAAGTCAATGATTTCAAGCTCTCGCGGTGTTAGATTCTGTTTGTAATTCATTGTATTGTCGCCTTGTTTCGGTCGTAGACTCCGCAACTCTCCCCATTCATCGCAATGCAGAACTCAGAGGCATCGTCCCATACGTTTTGGCAGGTGAACGGTCCATCATACCGTGAGATGAGGTCTTCAATCAAGTTCCGAGTGTAACTTTCATCGAACCGCTCCACGACCCGGAAGAAATCCACGATAGTCTCTATCGGAACTCGATTTTGCTCTTTGATTAGCTCCTTTATCACCTGTATCTCCATCGTTCGAGAAGCCGCCCCGTGTTTGAACGCATCATCCCGCTCGATGAACGCCATAATGCACGGCTTGTTCCCGACGAGAAGAGGAATATCAGAGACTTCTATCCGCTCATTCGACTCTTCTTTGTACGTCTGTACCTTTGACCTATCCTTGTGAGAGGACGTAGGAGATGGAGATTGACTTGTTCCACCAGCAGTCCGAATGTACTCGATTGCAATTTCGTCTGTGGCTTCCCGAGATGGAATACGCTCACATCCCTCTGGAATCTCTCGCGGTCCCGATGATAGCTCAAGATACGTCTCCGGGTCCATATCTTGAAGCTCTTCTATCGTCACCGGAACACACCAACTTTCGTCAACGTGCTTCGCTCCGGGGTGGCGAGTGTTCGGGTGTCGAACCAACCGAGCAAGGTCAGACGAATCAACGTCAACCCATGGCTCAATATTGATTCCACCCGCTATCTCATCGAGTTGTTCAATGAGTCCATCTCCATAATTACTCAGCCCATTTTTGAACTGAGAATATGAACCGTTCCCCGGATGGATTGGCTCAAAGTCAAAGAAGAGATGCACTCCTTTGTGGCCGGATAGTGCCGCCCGCCAATGTTTTGACTTCCCCGACTCAATGAGCGTGTCAGCGACCATTTGGACTCGAATGAGAAGGTCACTCATCGAACGTTTCCATTCATCGAGGTTGCGTGAATCACCCTTCCGATATTCCGAATCTATGGGAACGTCAAAGTCCACGAAGATAGTGTCTATCTCAGGGATGTTCCGACCATCATCGGTGTGACCACGCGGGAATGAATACGTCGAAACGAATCCCGGCTTTCCGGCTTCCATCGCCTCCATGAGACTCGTCACCAACTCGAAGCGATTCACCACGTCGTGTTGGTATTTCTTCGCGTTACTCGCCCGACGAGGATAGTCCGGTGAAACTTTCGGGCACCAGATTTTGCTCGCTTCCAGAATGAGTCGTTCGTAGTTTGTCATCTATCATCCAAGCGTCCCCTGACTCTCATCACCCGAAGAGCCTTCATAGAGGTCTTCAGAGAACACTTCTTCCTCTTCTTTCTCCTCCTGTTCTTCAACAGTTTCTTCGAGAAGATTCTGTTTCGTGATGTTCAGTTTCTCACCCGTGAACGGATGGGTAACGAACAGCCCGTCACCCTCACAGAACCGTTCAATGTATTCATCAGCGACCTCACCCGGAAGGTTGTCTTTAGCAGTCTGCTTGGTGTCTTCAACCAACTCTTCCCAATCCATGCGAACTTCACGACTTGCGTTCGTAGCGAACGGCGTCGAGTCCCACAGGATTGGGTTCTGAGACTGGTCCTTTCGGACGTAGCCCTTCGTGAGCATATTGCCCAACGCAGAAGTCACGTCTCGGTTGGTGATGTTCCACCCTTCGTCACGCATATCCATCTGCACCTCAGCCTTCGACATTCCGTTATCGGAATCCCGAATCAGATTGAGCATGGCGAAGTCTTCGTCTCGGAGATTCAACGCCGAGAGAACCATTTCTTCACCGAAAATACGCATCCCATACCACACGTCACTCGGTGTAACGAGAAGAGAGACGCTTTCATTTCGGTCTTCAAGAGCTACCTCCATGCGGTTCTCGTAATGGAACATCGTAATCGCCCGAACAAACTTCATCAGCCGGGGGAAGTCGTCCCGTGCTTCGGTGAAGTGTTGGGGGAGTGGGTTCTGATTGTCCAGCGCGAGTCCGGGTATCTCGAACGTCGCCCCACTCGGTCCACGGTCGCTGGCGTACATCTCGACGGGAATCTCACCGACGTACTCCCGAATAATGTCTCGCTCTTCGTCCGTGTAGTTTGGCTCATAGTAGCCCGACATTCGCCGCGCCTGAGCCGTGTTAACTCGTTCGGTCAACTCCTTCGATGAGTCAATGCTCACCACCAATGCCCGGTTCCGAAGCTCCGGGTAATCGTTCAAGTCCACCTGCTCGTTGTCGGATGCAACGAACATCACGAAACAATCGGGTGGGGTGAGAGTCATACTCTCTTTGTTACCCCCACCACCAGTCGTTCGTGTGTGGGTGATAGTGTTGCCCTCACCGTGGGCTTTCATTATCTCTTCAAGGTGGCTCTTGTCTTCGAGAGTCGCAATGTCGGGGTATCGGTGGACCCGAGCAGAGTTCATCTCGTATTCACTCTCGTAGAGGGCGGTCTTCGAGGTGGACGTAGGAACCTTGAATACCACGTCGTCGGGCATACAATAGTTCGCCGCGTCCGTCACGAAGTCCTTCCCACCACGAGAAAGTCCGGTCATGGCTACGAATCCTCCTTTCAAGAACGAGAGAAACACAACGAGGTGTGTGTCTCGCTCTCCAATGAGGCCGAAGTCACGACTGAGCTGAGATATGTCGTACAGCGAAGGAGTGTAATCTTCTTCCATTAGTTGAATTGTTTAGTTGCGTGATAACTCATGTGTTCAGAAGGACTCATCACTTCGAGATTTTCCAGTCGATTATCCCACTTCACCTCGTTCTTGTGGTGAACATGATTCTGGGCAACTTCCTCCAAGGAATTTTCAACGAATGCGAGTATTCGATGATGTGCGATTCGAATCTGAGGGTCTTCCGTGCTATCTACGAAGTATTCGTACCCCGCATTCATCGTCATTGACGGAGGTACTGCTGCTGTTTCGTCGTTATCAGGAAATCGGTCCCCCGGATTCTCTGAGTTTCGAGCCTTGATTCCATATTCTTCCATCCGACGATGAATGGTTGGTGCTGAGGAATTTACTTCCGCAGCTACTTCCTTCATCGTCATTCCCTCTCCGTGGTAGAGTTCTGTTATAATTTCTTTTGTAATCATATTAGAATTAGACTCGATTTCAAGTTGTCCTATTTCATGTCCTATGAGTCTAACCTCCGTTCTATACTATCTGAGAGTTACCATCAGTCGTCTTCCCGAACGTAACTCTCCTTACGCTTGGCGTGACCCTGCTCAACCGTCTCCCAACACAACTCTTGGAGAACGGCCACAGTCTCTTCCTGAGACGTTCCATCTGGAACAGGAGCCACGAGTCCTGTTTTTATCTCGTCCGGCTCGTACTGCTGGTGCTGTCGTTTCGCCCCCGCCTCAGCGTAGGCCATGCCGACTGATTCAGCAATCTCAGCCACGTCGTCGGGCGTCAAGTCATGGTCACTGACAGCATCAGCGATTGTTTGATAATCCATTGAAAAGGAAACTCCTACAAATCGAGCATCAACTTCACTTCTTCGTCAGTCCAAACACCATCATCGCGGTGTGGGACTGGAACAGGAACCGTTTGAAGTTCCTCCATCAGTCCATCCGACGTTCGACTTCTTCGGCCACTGCATCGAGGTCGTAGTCGTCGGCCTCGTTCGAGACAAGATTCTCTATCTGGTCGCGGTCAGTCTCCTCAGTCCGGGCCATGAAGTCGATTATGTCGTTGGCCTCTTCGGGGACACCTTCGGGGAGCGAATCATCATCATCGCTACCACCGACTGTGCCACTACTACCACCGTCCGAAGAATCACTGGACGAATCAGAATCACCGTTCTGAATGGTGATGCCAGCCCCCGTCTTGGCGTCGAGAACCACCGCGTCCGTGTAGGTGATTTCGTCGTCTTCACCGTCCGGGGTGAAGGTAGCGTCCTTGTAGAACACAACGATACGACGACCAAGAATGTCGTCGCGGAGATTGAGTTGGTTCGTCCGAACCCAGTTGTGCGACGAGTCCTTGTCGTCAATGACGCCGTGTCCAGCGTCAGTCAGCACCTTGAGAATCGTTCGGGACTTGGTGCTGTTGGTGAGCTTCATGCTCATGTTCCCCATCTCTATCTCGTCGTCACCCTCCGTGACAAGTTCCTCGAACTCGTAGGGGAACGTGTTGGAACCGATGTTCTCCGAGATGCGGTGATTGACGAACTTCTCCTGAAGCTCTTCATCGAGGGTTCCGTCTGGATTGGTGTCGAACCAATTTCCGAACCCGAAGACCTTCATCACGTCGTCGTCGTAATCATCAATCAGGTCGCCACCGTCCCACGTCCGGTCGTAAAGCATCCCGTGCATCACCTCAACATCGTCAATGTCGAGGTAGACGTTCAGACCGTATTCCGCTTCGTGGTAACTGATTCCCGAAACTTTGAACGAAGCCATCGCGTACTTGTCGAGCGAGAGGCGTTCGCGCTCTTCGTAATCGTTATCGCTACTGCCGCCGCTGTTGTTATCGCCGCTACTGCCACTGTTGTAATCCGTGCTAAGTAGGCTCATATTGGTTGAATGAATCTCTGGTTGGTCGTCGGTCTATGCGTGACTACTGTAGCATGGTTTTGCACTACAGGGGAAGCTGTCAGTAGGACTTGAACCTACGACTCCCGCCGTACATATGGCGGTACTCTTCCTGACTGAGTTATGACAGCGAGAAAATCAAAGGACTACCACTGTCCACACTCTATAGACGGTAGCCAATGACTTAAAGATACCGGAATAACTCTTTAGATGATAGCGTAGACGAAAATCGCAATAATCAACAGAAGAAGAATAACGTAGAAGTCAAACTTAGAACCACCACCCCCACTCAATGAATCATAAGTAGAAGTCATATATAGGGGATGAACGGGATGAAGTCAACCGGCGGAAAAATACCAGCAATCGCAAGGAAGAAGTAAATGATGAAGCCGACAATTGAAACCAGCACCACAACGTAGAGAAGATAGAGAGAGACGAGAAGAACAGCAAATAGAAGACCGCCGAGTAGAGTAAGAGGCCCCCGGAATAGAGAGAGAAATCCGTTCACACTTCCACCCCATCGAGGGTTGGTGAGAAAACAGCCCGTTGATTTTTCACTTCAGGCAATTCCCCATTCGGCGGCCCGTTGTTATCGTTTCCACCGCCCATTCCCGCCCGACAAATTCGACAATAGAGAGACTTTCCTTGAACGGCACGCTCACACCGAGGGCAAATGTCGTTATCAGCCATTTCTACTCGGAAGAACCTCCACCACCAACCTGCTGAATCTCATCGAACTGGAAAGTGAGAACACCATTCTCGAACGTCGCCATGACAGTCTCACCTTCGAGGTCGCCAAGGTCCGAAATCACCTCAATCTCATAGAGGTCGAGCAGGTCGAATAGCTGACTGTCACCACCATCTTCAATTCCACCATCGGGAATCTCGTATTCGAGATTTGGTGGCTCAGGGTCGCCCGGAGCAGTGAACGTCGGGATGCGAGTCATGTAATTCGTACTAAACTCACCACCCCGGTTCACCAACTCAGGCTCTCCAAACTCAACGACGTATCTCTTCCCACCGTCAGCGTGTTCGAGAATAGCCTGAAAGACAGCATCCGAACCACCGACCACATTTTCATCTACGGTATCGTTACTCCGACCGAACAAACGGCTCAAGATAGTTGCGAACATTTTCTTTTCTCTCCGCTACTGCATCGCAAAAGTGCCCCGTGAGGCGAGGGCATACGGAAGCCGGGACTTGAACCCGAGTTTCCATGAGTCAACATGGGGGGATTACCAGACTACCCTACTTCCGCGAGATTCGCACCACCTACTATAGTTGCTACAGAAGAACGGGAGCGACCCATTCCAAGTCTGACCGGCAAGGTGACACGTATTGCCCGTTGATAATCCCGGTGGGCCATTCCGGGTAAGTCCACGGCGGGGTGTGAAACCCATACACTCCGTGGGGTTAGTTGAAAATTATGACAGGTGCATAACAAGCCATAATATCTCATCACGCTCAACAACGGCGTTTCATGCGTTAGTCTCTCCTGAGAACATAATAATATCAAAAGCGGTTTTCTCGCTCAACTTCCGTGATACTATTTTATGGTTCGGAATTACCGAATTGAGCGGCCACGGCGACCGCTACGAGTAACGTAGTACCGAATCCCCCATGACCAGAGGGACGCGACCGGCGGGAATTGAACCACGCCTTGACTCTACCCACGCCCATCAAGGGGCATGGTCATAGGACCGCCATTGGTCGCAACGCCGTGGAAAGGACTTGAACCTCTAACCTTGAGTGTAACAAACTCGCGCTCTACCAATTGAGCTACCACGGCTCCAAAACAACTGCCTTCACTCTATAGACGGTAGCCAATGACTTAAAGCTACCGGAATAAGTCTTGGCGTCAAAAACATAGCGCATTGTGTACCAAGTAGAAAAGACTTAAGGAGCGCGAATCCGTCTTTATAGACAATGACTAAAACCAAACACCATAACAAAGAAACCGTCGTAAAATGTCCCGTTGATGGGTGCAATCACGAGGGATTATCTCGTGGAATACACCTTCATGTTCGTCAATCTTCCGGTGATGGACACGGCCCTCACGGAGATGTTCCCGAACATCTGGACTTTGATAATCTCGAAGTCGTTGGCGAAAAGGACGTTGAGATGGACTACCCCGACGAACGGCAAGAAGAAGAAGTCGTCCGTCTCTGCCCCTTCTGCGGTCGCGCCTTCAATGGGTTCCGGGGAATCAAAATCCACGTCGGACAGAAACAAGGGAGCGGCGTTCATCCAGATAATGCAACTGACATAACAAAGGATGATTGTCCCGTCGCTCACGTTGACGACGATATGAATGTGATTGAGCTTGTCGAAGAAAACTCCATCATGCCGTCTACGAAACGCCGACTCATCGAGGGGGAGAGTGTGACCCAAGAAGATGTAGTCAAGCTCATCGAAGAATTTGAAGAGAAGGGCCAAGACGAGGCCGCCGACCGCGTTCG